TTGATCCATTCTTCAACGGTGTCACCAGACTTGGCGGCATCGTCCCAGAATTTATTTAAATCTTGCATAGACCATTCACTTTGTTCTTCGTGCAAGCAATCAAGAATAAAAGAGCAGTAGTCCTCGTCATTCATTGCTGATCTGACTAGCCTATGAGTATTAATCATTTTTTCTTGTCGCTGTTTCATACAGTCACCAAACAAAAAGCGCCCCGAAGGACGCTATAGTTTTTAATAGTAGCCTTCACGCACTCTGTGAAGAACATTAAAGATCTCTGATGCAGAGAAGTGTAACTCTCTCAGCTTCTGAGCCAAGCCCCCATAATCAGGATTAGGCTTGAGATAAATATAAAGCTGAACAAGAGATTCAACATCAACATTATCAGGCCGCGATACGGAATACATCAGAGTTCACCACACGGCGTACAACATCTTGCCGCTTAGTATTAACGGATGCGATATTGGCTTCTGATTTCTTTGTTGGTGCTGGAGCATGAGTAGACCAATCAGTTAGTGTATTATATACCGCCCACTGATTCTGACCTAGCTTCTGAGAATACTCACTCCAAGCTTTAGCAAGATAAGTTAATGCGCTATTGAATCGCGGTAACTTATCAAACACTGCTGACCATGAGACACCGCTCTCATGCACTGCGGCCTGTACAAGATCTAAACAGTTGGCGGCCTCAGCAAACACATACATAGCTTGCTTATCAGTAACAGGTGTATTAAACATTTCTCGCCACAAGTCTCGCTCCCTATCGAACACCTCAAGACACCGGACTATAACACGAGAGGCATGGTTGATGTCAAGATTGATAGTATGACGCGCCTTGAAGATAGCCGCAGTACCACTAACAAAAACCTGACCATTTAAGCAGGCCGCCTGTCTTGCCCCAGCCGACATAATAAAAGGGAAGCTACTATCAAAGGATGTAGTACCAAGTAGCTCCAGTGTGGCTGTATCGCCGTCTGGTGTCGTATAGTTATGATTAGGTAGTGTATACCGCACGAAAGTTCTAGACCCACTGTGGCTCGTTCTGATAGTCTCAGTGATGCCATCAGTATTTAAATCACTACGCATAATGATGGCACGTTGAGCATCAATTAATGTCTTAGGTGCTACTGGCTTATACTTATGACCGTGAATACCAAGCTCCTCCATAGTATCTGTACGCACGACAGCAACCTTAGAAGAATGATGCCACTCACCGGCCTCATTAAAATACATCAACGGTACACTTGCCACATCAAAACCAGCATCACCATAATCTTTTTCAAAAAGACTAGTAGGACGAGTAGCAAAAATAGGCGTTACATTATTCATGGTTTTCTCCAAGTAGTTTAAGTTTTACCGCATCAAATAGTCATAATGAACTTTAGAAACTTCAAAGCCATCAGACCACTTTGGACTCTTAGTAGATAAATAGTCACACCAAGTATTCCAAAGATTTTCAGTACCTATATTGTGACATATAGATATATACTTGTTTATCTTTTCATCTCTTTTATCTTGAGACTTCAAAGACTTTGGTAACTTTAAAATCTTTTCATCAATACCATACAGCCTAATGTTATGAAGGTCAATACAACCTACTAAGCCTGCTGATAATTGACAAACAAAACCAGCTTTCACCATACCAAGGCCGTCAACACGAAGAAAGATTTTCATAAGTGAATATGCTTTTTCGGTATCGGATTTACTTGAGTTTATAACTGCAAGATATTGATTGTGGATGAAGTCCTTACGTTTAGTTATATATCCATAGGCTCTCCGCTTGTTACCCCAAAGGAATTTAGAATTAATCCCATGTTGTTTTACATCAGCCATCTGATCTCCGACAGCTATCCAAGGTTGTTGAATGCTCAAGACGACCATAGTAATTACATTAACTAGATTATCACTAGATTCTTTTGCGTAATCTTGGATCGCTTTTGCATGAACAGAATACATAATATATCTCCAAGCGATGATACGACAGGACAGCCCCGCCGCTTTTACGAAAGGATCTTTAAAGCCCTTTCACCTTGTTCAAGGGCTTTAAAGTCCTGAAGTATTTAAGGTATAACAACTTCAGTTATTTCGGGAGACAGATCAATGTCAGCATCCCAGCAATCTAGGGCCTTTAGTTTTTCTTTTAATTCTATAAACTGGTCAAGAGCAATAGCAGACCCCGAATAGTCATAAGAAAATTTATTATGAAACGCAATACTACGCTCAATCCAATTGCAATCCCAGCTACTTCTATATTCATGGTCTTGATTACCATAACGTAAACAAAATTCTATGTGACCTTTATAAAATTTTTGATGAGGTTTTTGTACTATCCAAACATCACAGCATTCGCCTTCAATATCCATAGTAAACAAATAATTTTCTTCGGGATGGTGACACTCGTTTGCATATTTCATTTAACTATCTCCACATCTGATTCGGTTTCGATTACAACTCTTGCACCACAAGATAATATAGGTTTGCCGTTGCCGCTGTACCGTAAAACTGAAGGCCCATTGATGCTGACCTCGTGACAATAAGTATTTGATTTACCTCGCTTTATAGTAATAACAGGCTCATCCGTACCATGTTTTTTATTAGCACGGATCTTGTGCTGATTAACGTGGATATAAGTTTTCATTCTTCATCTCCCCAGCAAGTATCACAAAGATAAAAATTATTAGAATGTCCCATAATAACTTCGCGCTGACTAGGCGTTAAGTCAGGCCAAACATTCTGAACCAACTGATTATTGTGGAAATAATTACGGTAATCGTCGGCAAAAACCTCAATAGAATTAATCGTAGGACAAGCGTGGCACTTAGCACTAATGGTCAACAACATAATATTATCTCCGATCAGATAGTAATTAAAACAACAGCAACGACAGTAAAGATATAACAGCCTGCAAAAATCATCAGGCGTGATTCTTTATACTTGGCTTCAGCGTGTGTCATCTTCATAGCTCCTTTGGAGTGTTGGTTTTAACGAGAACTTTGAACCCTAAATTTTTAATTACACTTATTACATAAGGCGTTAGGGTTTTAGTGTTTGCAATATCTGCAAAGTCTTGAGCCTTGGGACAAACGGGATAGATATAATCTACCCCATATTTGTTTTTGATTTCGACTGTAATACTATTCACTATCTTCCTCCGCATATTTTCTATATCGCTCGACATGGGCTTTGAATTGCTCATCGTCCATAAGACCCGTGATGGTTAATATATCTACATCTTGATAACGTGGGCTGTTTTGGATGCGCTCTAATTCTTTCCACTCTGGTGAGCTGTATCGGGTGTTCATAATATTATACCTCCAATGTTTTCTGTCCGGGGAGAAATGTCCAAGGCCCGTTGTAGTGGGCTACGATTGCACCTACGATATCTCTAGATCTCGTCAGGTCGAACTTGGGGTAAAGCCTATAATCTTTATTCTTTACTACTACCCAGCGATAGATGCTCTTAATATCTTTCCAAGATATGCAGGCAAAACCTTCACCAGCCTCTATTGATTCAAAACTTTCTGGCGTGTGTGTTACTATTAAGCCGTGGTCGATGTGAAAGAACATAATATTTATCCTGTGTGAGAGAGAAGGATTGAAAGCCCCGCCGAAACGGGGCGATATAATATTACTCGCTGTCAGGCTCTTCCGTGATGTACGCCATGATTACATCGAGCTTGGCATCTAGCGTAGCTAGTCGCTTGGTGTGATCTTCAGAGGCTTTCTCAAGCCTAAACACTCGACCAGTAATCTTTTCAAAGTGATCTTTGAAGTCACCGGCTGACATCTCCGATGGCTTGGGTGCCGCCTTAGTTTTAGCGGGTGTCTGTGCCTTGGGCTTAGGCGTTGATTTCTTTGGAGCCGCTTTAGCCTTCGGCTTCTTCACCTGAATCATCTTGGTGAACTTGGCGGGAACTTTGTTCCCAGACTTCCAAGTGTTGATGTCACCCATCGTGATAGGTGTATCAGAATGCTCTGCATTCCAACGTAACATTACAGCGGGGTAGACCTTTGAAAGTCCGTAGACCTCCTTTGGAGTCTCGCCCTTGAGTTCGGCAAAGTGACGCCCTACCATGTAGATTTGCTTGCCATTGGCAATAGCGGCGGGGTTTGTGATCTCGATAGCTTGGTTGCTCATATGTATCTCCGTGGGGCTTAGCCCTGTAAGTGTGAGTTTTGCCAAGGCGGTCATCGCCAAGGCCATTCCATTAAGGGCATGGATCGCCAAAATTGTCAACGTCTTTCCCTGCGCATTATGCGGTTGTGAAAGAGCGCATGACATGATCGTGTGCTTGCTTAGGAGATTCTTCGGAGAGTCAAATAATACTGTAAGTATTTTTTGGTAGGTCTTTGAAATCTCTAGAGTTCTTTTAGAACTCTAAAAATTTTCATAGATTTTTAAGCCCTTCTAGTTTCGTAAACTAGAAAATCTCTGGAGGGGGCCTTGAAAAATCTTTAAAGATTTTTTAAATACTATGAGGAGAGTGGTGGAGTGCTTGCAAGACTTTCAAAGTCTTCAGAGGCGTGTAGGGGTACGCAGGTGACCATAGGGGGGTGGGTGTATATATACTCATGCTTCTACATTTTCGTAGATTTTGAATGTCAACCAGTTTGTCGCCCCACTTCAAAGACCTTTAAAGGTGGTAGGCGGCTATGCAGATGTATATGTACCCGGTGGGCTACATAGTCTATTATATACTTGAAAACTCATTTTGTCAAGACTTCTGCCAACTATTACCACAAATCTACATATATTGTTGTTGACAAAAGCCGATATCACCTATATAATAGATAGTTATGAATAAAGAATTAACTATAAAACAACAATCATTTCTAGACAATCTTATGTCTTGTAATGGTGATGCTAAAAAAGCCGCAGAGCTTGCGGGGTACGCTGAAGGTTCATATACGTCCGTAGTTAAATCCCTTAAAACAGAAATAATTGAACTAGCTGAAAGTATATTAGCCCAAAGCGCCCCTAAAGCCGCTCTGAAGCTCGTTGAGGTCATGGACAGTGATAACCCCATACCTCAAGCTAACGTCCGTCTACAAGCCGCTCAGACAGTCCTAGACCGTGTTGGGCTTGCTAAGACAGACAAACTAGATGTAAACTTGCAAAACTCTAATGGCCTCTTTATACTACCAGCAAAACAAGAAGTAGT